TCTGTCTCCTTATTTATATTCGGGACAGGCAAAAACTGTCTAAGTTTTTTGTTGTGCCTATCCGAACAAGTTATCTAAATCATCGTCAACACTCTTCAAAGCATTAAAGACATTATCTTCCATGCTTTGCTCTTTAGAGCCTTGCGAGTTTGCTCCACTGGCACTTGTAGGAATGTTACGTACGTTCTTCATCTGAGTCAACATATCCTGTTTTGTAGAATTTGCTGTATTAGCAGCTGTCTTATCTTTATTTAAAAGATAATGAATATCTTCTAATGTTAAGATATGCTCTTTAGCTTTACCAACAAAATTCTCATACTCCTGATCAGTCATACCATGCTTATCACGAAAAGCTTTCTCTTCCCCTTTCTGATTAATATCAGCTTGGGTTTTAGCAGCTCTTTCCTTTTCAGCATTGATCATTTGACCAACCCTTCCTTGGACCATACGATCCACGTGAGCATTCATTAGTTTTGCTGAGTCTGAACCTGTATCAGACATAGCTTCATGAGCATCAAAGACAAAATCTTCACCTAATCCAAGTTGATCCTGGATTGTAGCTGAAGGTTTGCCACCGCCTGTCAGATAATTACGAACATGGTCTACAAGGCCACTATCGTTCTTCATTGCGTCAAGAACAGGAATAAAAGGTTTCAATTCAGACATCTCAGTATGTAAACGTTGAGCTTCTCTAGTTGAATCTTTATACCTCTGTTCCCAATCGACTTTCACCTCATTGTTGGAGCCTTCCTCGCTTTCGACGTGGGTTACCTGTTCGGGGCCACTATTTGCAGGAGGGGTTACCTCAGAGCTTGATGTATCATCTTGTATAGCGCCATTGACATCATTTTCGAGCGCTTCAAAGAAATCGCTTCCTTCAGAGCCAAAAACTGCATCTTGTACAGGTTCTGGGTTACTTTGGGTTGTTTCTTCTGTCATTGTTTATCTCCTTATTTAAGAGTCTATAAACTTATAATACATTAAATACTTAAATGCAAGAAGTTTTTTAATCTTTTTTTACATTATTTGTAGCTTTCTGAATTTCCATATCCATTCTTTCAGATGCTACATCAGCTTCATTCTTCATTAAATTACGAAGAAGTTTCTGTTCAGCCTTAGTTTCTGTAAGAGATGATTGTCTAGAACCACGAATATCCTGCTTATTTTTCTCAAGTTCTATAGCTCCCTGCATCACCTTACCCTTTATACCAGCTTGAACTAATTGACGTTCTAATGTTTCAATAGTTCCAGCTTGATCCTTTATCTGTTCACCCATCTGAGACATCTCTCCTTGCATTTGGGCATACATTGACTTTCTCTTTGCTATACCTTCCTTATTTCTAAGATCAGTTTCAGCAAGAACTGCTATATCATCCACCACTCCTAGTTGCATTAATTGTTTTAATTCCTCTAAATAAGCCCATCTATTAACTGGAAGAGTAGATCCAGCAACTATGGTTACATCAAATTTAGCAGATGCATAATCCATAGATTTACCAATTGCCTCTCCCATATCATTATATAAAGGAATATTAATTTCTGTTTCTCTTTGCTCTTGCAAGGCAGATGGTTGTATAATTCTAAATCTCTTATTAGCTGTATAAACTGCTTGAGAGAATTGCATTACAAGTCTACCTAACTGTCTAAGAGCTGGCTCAATAGAATGCTGCATCCATTGTTTAATTCTACGTGTTCCATATTCATCAAGAGCCAACATACCTCTAAATGTTTCATGCTGTGCTTGAGTATCACCTTGCATAGAAGAATATATACCAGCCAAATATTCCATATCTCCTTTACCTTCCTGAACTATAGTAAAGAAAGCATTAGAAAGTGGAGCTGGAGGTACTGCAGTTGGAGGAGCAGCACCAGGCCTAATTGGCAATAGAGCTCCAGGAGAAGATGAATACTTTTCCCAGTAGTCCATATCTATAGAACCTTCTTCATGCATCCAACGTAAAGAACTCCCAAGCGATGCATTATGCACCATAATCTGATGTGATTTATTTAATTCTCTCTGCTTTCCTATTAATGGAGATACAGCGCTCATTGGAAATGGAGTTCCTGTCCACTTATAATGAAATGGTACAATAGGATAATCTGTAATATTTTCTGGCAATACTTCCTCATATAAAAGTTTATCACCAACTACAGTTGTTTGTTGAATTCTATGTGCATGAAATCGCATTTGACCAACTACATTTTCAGCAAAACCTTCATCAGCCATTAGAATTTTAAATTCTTTTTCACTAATAATTTGATTTTCAATCTTAGAAGCTTCATTCTGTAATTCGCTCATATATTGTTGTTCAGCACCCTGAAGTTGTGCTTGCATCATTTCTTGAGCCTTCTTCATTTCAAGCTCATATCTTTCTGGCAGCATTTCACCAGCCTGTACAGCTGCCTGCATTTGTTGCTGTTGTTCTAGCAATTGAACTTCCATTTCAGCAGCCATTTCTTTCATCTTAACTGCAACCTGTTGTCTCATTTCTTCTAATTGTTCTGGAGGAGGAGGAACTCTATAAAATACGTTCATATGAGGAACCTTTAATTTCTCGTAGACTTCAAAGTATTCAATCATCTGATCATCTGATCCATCTGGATTTATAGCACCTCTCTCATTAGTAGGATCATTATATGCAAATAACTCTTGATCAGAGTCACCCATTGCCCTAGCGCTCCAACTATATTCACTCTGCTCATCAGAAGATGCAGCCTTTATCTTTCTCTTATAATCAGGAAAAAGTTTTATTAAATGATTCTTAGGAAGTACTTTTCTAATAAGAACAAATGCAGCATCTCTAAAAAGCATATCTCTACACTTAGGATCTACATATATATCAAATGGTTCTGGCTGTTGAATTACAACCTCACCCATTCCATCATCTTGATCTGGATCTACAGTTAAAAGCATATAACCAACACTTTTACAAATAGCATCATTTATAGTATTAGAATATAAGGTAGAACCATCAGATAATTGCCATACATAATCTGCTAAATTCCCAAATACTGAAGCTACATCAGCATCAGAACCTTCTATTCCTATAGCCTGCCATCTAGGATTATTAGCAGTTGCATAAAAGTTAAGCATCTCAACAACAGGAAGGATCCTATTAATTGTAAATGTAGGCATACCTTGATCTTCCAACATATCCTTTTCCTCTTGACTTAACTGTTCATCATGAGAGAAATCAAAACCCTTCTGATTAATGAACTCCCACTGCTTCCTCGTCCAATTGTTCGAGAGTTTGTATAGTTGTCTTACTTCGTCTGCTCTTTTTGTTTTTGCCATTTTTACATTCCTCTATTGGTAAGTGTTTGTGATCCACGTCACATATTTTTGGACAGCTGTAACTCGCCTGCGGGCACTCTTCAGTAATATAATCACCATATCTAGCAGTCCCTATTAACATTAATGCAAATAGCAAGTTCCCTAACACAATTCATGAGACTCTTCCTCATGCTGTAACCCATGACTTAGCTTTTGGTTTTTTCTTTGTCCAACTACCATCTTTGCCTTCCTTGAAATCACAAGGATATGCAAACTTGCATGCATATGCCAATGCATCAATGGTATCATCATGGGCCATTCTTGGTCCAAAAGTAATTATTTCTCTCTGTAGATCATAATGAGTCTTCTTTATATGCATCTGACCTATAGCAAATCTTTGAGCCAGTATACCTTGTATTCTATCTCTCTTAGACATTCTGGTTCCTGGTTTCTCTTCTCTAAACCCAACAGAGAAGTCATTCCTTCTTTTCATCTCAGCCCTAATAGACTGAAATACAGGTTTAGACATACTAGTATCCTCAATTGTATACATCATCGGGTGGTATATTTTTCCATAATCGAATATATGATCCACAATACCTTTTTTATCAGAGCCTGGAATCCCCAAAACAGGTATGCCACGCTTCCTAATATAATCCAAGACGTAAATGTTATTGTCCACATCGCAAGCAATAAAGACGATAACACTATAATCAGCGTCCCTACGCTGAGAATCCGTAGCAGGGTCAACCCCCGCGAAAACATTGACTGGTTTAACATCGCCATCCTCCGTAACTACACTACTAATACCAGATTCTTCATCATGAACAAACTGGCCATCCCAGTATTGAATATGCTCTCTTGTAAATATTGAATCTTTCTCACTCTGAACTTCCATCATATATTCCTGATAAAATTTCTGTGGCTGTCCAGAGTCTATATAAAACTTTTTCTTTCTCTCCATTTCTTCCATTCCAAACCATGATGGCCAGAGAGGTGTACCATCATCTTGTAATGCTTTATATGTTATCACTTTCCAACTATAATCTTCGCCTTTAGCTTCCGCCTTAACGTAACCATTAAGAATGTTAGTAATGAATGCATCATAATGAACGGGAGTCCCATTAATCCGAAGGCGACCAGTATGAGGCTCAAGAGCAGGAAACACAACAGCCGTAACAAGATTAGCAATTTTACTCCTAGACTCAGCCGTAATGGTGTTATTTTCATCTTCAAAGTCATCCAACACGATAAGGTCGTATCTTTTGTGGAGCTTAGCACCTCCTCTAATGCCAGATAGATTAGACTTACTGATAAGCTTACAACCATTTCTAAGTTCGATGTCATCTTCTGTCCATTTCTTCCCTTTCAAATCTCCAAAGTAATAAATGACCTTCTCATTATATTCTAAATGATATTTAATATAATCCAGATTAGGTACACTAATTTTTGAACTAGCAGCTACCCATCCATAAAATAATGGTTCTTTAGTAAAACAAAAATCATGCATAATACCACATTTCGTCAAGACTGTCTTAC